GGCACGACCGGCACGCGCACGCTTGCGGCCTACGGCATGGCCACGGCGATCAAGGTCACGTCCACAGAATGGATGATCAGCGGGAGCGGCCTGACTTGAGTGGAGCTATGCAATCCCGTTTTTGGGTGCCATCGGCGGCCGCAACTGTGACGTGGTCCACCACGGCAAAGAATGCGGGAGTCACACTGTCAGGCGGCAACCTGATCGCAACGGCGACGAACGCCAGCGTGGGTCAGTCAGGGCGCACGAATATTGGCATCACAACGGGCGGCAAGAAATACTGGGAAGTCACTATGGTGGACTTTACCAACGACAATGCGCCGGGCTTCGGCAATTCATCCATGAGCACCGCAGATGATGCCTTCGTTGGCACCAATGTTAACACCGTGGGCTACTTCAACGACCCTGCGCTCGTCTACAATGGGGCGACAATTTTCGCTGCGGCACCGTGGACGTCCGGCGATACGCTTTGCTGGGCGGTCGATTTCAATGCCGGAAGTTTCTGGGTCCGCGTCAACAGCGGCAACTGGAACAACAGCGGCACAGCCAACCCTGCGACCAACACGGGCGGCGCGGCAGTGGGCGTGTCTGGTGACATTTATCCCGCCTACACCGTCTTTGCGGCCAGCGCGTCTTTGGGCAGAGCCACAGGAGCGTTCTCTTCGTTTGCGTTTTCTGTACCCTCTGGATTTACGGGAATCTGACCGCATGGCCCGACAAAAGCGAATCCGGGAACTGGAGTTAGACCTCCCGCCGGAACTCTTCGATGCCGAGGTGGCCAAGCTACAGGCATGGGCGTGTGATCGCATGTTCGCGCACATCAAGTCGGCCAAGGTTACATCGGCCGTGCGCCTTATCGTCAATATGTCCTACGTGGGCGGGTACAGGGCAGCAAACCGGGTGAAAGCCTGATGCTGGGCGTATTCAACCCCACCACGTTCCAGAACGATGTCTTCCAGACGATCGGCGCCGCGCCTGATGCCGGTACGCTGGATGGCGGCTGGGGCGAATACCCCCGCGAGAAGAAGCGCGAGGACCGGGCCAAGGCCATCCGGGAAGCGATTGAAGAAGCTATCGCTGGGCCGGTGCCTGCTGAATTGATCGCCGAGGTGGCGGAGGAAATCACCCCTAAGATCAATAACGACGGGCTTTTAGGCCCCCCACTGACCGCAAAGGAAATCGCCCAGATCGAGGCCGCCGTGCGGGCTGCCATCGAGGACTGGATGGACCGCGACGATGAGGAGGCAGCCGAGGTGCTGTTGTTGAACTGATGCGCACTAAGTTTCGCTGGGACCCGGACCTTGAGGAAATTGTCGAGGTGCGGCCCAATTCCAACTACTTTGAGGAACGCCCCCAAGGCCCCAACCTGATCCGGGACGACCTCGGCATGGGCGTCAACGGCCTCAAGCACCTGCCGAGCGGGCGTATGCTCGACAGCAAGTCCGCCCACTACAAGGAGAACAAACGGCGCGGGCTGGAGCATATTGGAAACGAGGAGAACTTCGCCGGCAAGAAGGCTTCGACCAACGCGGCCGAGTATGGCCGGGAAGTGAATGAGGCGCGCCAGCAGATCGCCTCGAATTGGAATGGAACTGCGGATTGGCTCCGTCACCAGCGCGAAAATCGTTAACCCATAGCCGGAAGGAAAACCCATGGCTGAGATTCAACCTACCGAGACCGATAATATTTTGGCGGACGTAATGGCGGCACAGCAGGAGCTGCAGGGTGACCAGCAACAGGGCACAGAACGTGGCCAAAACGCTGGAAATACAGGCGAAAACGATGACCAGCCGCCGCAGGAGACGGCAGAGCAGTCCGCCCAGCGCGCACGTGACGAGGCTGGCCGCTTCGCCAAAGAGGACAAGCCCCGCGAGACGCTGAAGCTCAAGGAGAAGCCGGCAGCCGAGGCTCCGGTGGAAGCCCCGCCGCAGACGCAGGAGGCCAAGCCCGCTGCCGAGCCGATCCCGCCTCCGGTCGAGTGGAAGGGCGGCGGCAAGGTCCAGTGGAACAAGCTGCCCAAGGACGTGCAGGCCGAACTGCGCCAGACCTACGACAGCGTAGCGGCGGCCAAGGAGCAGTACGCGCCGATCGAGGCTGCGATTGCCCCGCACCGCGCTATTCTGGAGCGTGACGCCGGGTCAGTGGCGGCGGGCATCGGTGAGCTTATGAACTTCTATAAGCTCTATGTTGACGACACCCCCCGTTTGATCCAACATATAGCCCGCACGCGCGGCATTGATCTCGCGACACTGGTTGGACAGCCCTCGCAAAGCACCCAGCCCAGTTTCCCCGACATCAACAGCATCGTGGCACAAGCTGTCCAGCAAGCAACGGCTCCCATCCAGGAGCGGTTCCAGCAGACAGAGAACCAGCAAATCGAATCAACGCTGTCGGCCTTCGCCTCAGACCCGAAGCACCCGTATTTCCAGGATGTCCGTGAAGACATGGGCCTCCTGTTAAGCAACGGGAAAGCCAAGACCCTGGAGGAGGCCTACAGCAAAGCGGTACGGATGAACGACGGCATTTGGTCCCAGTTGGAAGCCCAACGGGCCGAGGAAGCGAAGGGAAGTCGAACCGCTGAGCTGGCAAAGGCCAACGTGGCCCGCGCTGTAAACCTTCGCGGCTCTCCGATTCCCGGCGCAACTGGGGCGGTTAGCTCCTCCTCATCGGTCCACGATGATGTCCGTGCAGCAGCAGCGGAGATCGCGGGGGCCTAAACTAGGACCCTCAAATGGCCGTACCCGGCAATATCGGAGATCTGGTCACCACCACGCTACGCAACCGCACCCGGAAGCTGGCGGACAACGTGACCCGCAACAACGCAATCCTGCGCGAATTGAGCAAGCGCGGGATGGGCCTCATGCCCTTCGATGGCGGTCGCGTGATCGATCAGGAGATCAACTACGCGAACAACACCAACGCGACCTGGTACGCCGGGTACGAGACGGTGGCCATCAATCCGCAGGAGACTTTCTCCATGGCGGAGTTCGACATGAAGCTGCTCGCGGTAGCGGTTTCGGTCTCCGGCGAAGAGCAGCTGAAGAACAGCGGCGCCGAGCGTTCCATCAACCTCGTGGCCTCTCGCGTGATGAACGCCGAGCAGACCATGGACAACGTGGTCGCGCTGGCGATGTACAGCGACGGCACCGGTTCGGGCGGCAAGGAAATCGGCGGCCTCCAGCTGCTGGTCGCCAAGACCCCGACGAACACGGTTGGCGGCATCTCCCGCTCGACCTGGCCGTTCTGGGCCAACATCTCGCAGACTGGCACGGTCTTCTCGGCTTCTGCCATTCAGGCAGAGATGAACGACCTGTACCTGCCGCTGGTTCGTGGCAACGACGGCCCGAAGATCATCCTGGCCGACAATACCTCGTATGCGGCGTACCTCGCCTCCATGCAGGCCATTCAGCGCGTCACCGACCCCGATTGGGCCTCGGCTGGCTTCAAGAACCTCGCCTATATGGGCAACGTCCCGGTTATCCTGGACGGTGGCTATCAGGGCTCGACCGCTCCCCCGCCTGGTCCGGCGATCGGTGGCGCTCCGGCTGCCACGATGTACTTCCTCAACACCAACTACATCCATTTCCGGCCTCACAAAGACCGCAACATGGTTGTGATGGATCCCGACCGTTACTCGACCAACCAGGACGCTGTGATCAAGCTGATCGGCTGGGCTGGTAACATGACCATCTCCAACGGCTTCCTGCAGGGAGTTCTCAGCTAATGGCCAACACTCCCAACTGGGTTTCCGTAACCCCCACCCTCGGCTATCCCGATGTCGGGACTGTCGATGATGGCCGCGTCAATGCCTCTGACGGCCTGACGTACCCCTCGGTACCGATCGGCACCATGGCTTGGTTCCGTGACAATGGAACCACGGGCCTCGGCGGCGGCTGCTTCATCTTCCTGCCGGGCGTCACTGCTACGGTTGCGGGCGATGTCGTGGACTACGCTACCGGCAACGGCACCACGCCGGGCGCTGGCGCGGATGTCAACGGTGGTGCTGTGACTCGTCGGTGGACGGGCGGCAGCAGCACGGGCCTTCCGCTGGCGGTTGCCACGGCGGCCACCAACCTGCAGACCAAGTGGGGCTGGTACCAGATCCAGGGCGGCGCGATCGTCAACGTGACGGGCACCACCACGGCTGGCGCTTCCGCCTACTTCGGCCAGGTCGCCACTCTCGGCACCACGGTCGCTGGCGGTAAGCAGGTCCTCGGCGCACGCGCGGCCGGGTCGGCGGGCACCCCCAACCTGGATGCAGGCAAGGCGGTGTTCACGTTGAATAACCCTACGGTCCAATCGCAAATCACGTAAGCGGAACGTATTTTCCAAGCCTTCCGCTCTTAATCAGGGTGATCGCCACTCGACTAACTCCATGGTCGGCGGCGATCACTCTGTGAAGGCGAGTATCGGCCCGGATCGACTGTACTTGATCCGGTGTGAGTTTCGGGATTCGACGGCGCTTCTGCCACATGTCCAAAACGTTATCGGCATTCGTGCCGAGGAATAGATGGTTTGGGTTGATACACGCGGGCACATCGCACTTGTGGCAGGCCATCATTCCATCTGGAATCGGTCCTCGATGTGCCTCCCACGAGAGGCGGTGGGTAAGTTGAGGGCGACCATCCCATCGCATCCTACCGTGACCGAAGGGCATACAGCTTCCGAGCCACAGTATGCAGCCACTGTTCGGCTCGGGCATGGAGTTACGCTCCAAACGATCCGCCAGCGTCATGGCGCGGGGCGGCAGAATGTGCTTAGATTTGGTCATGCGTTGATCGCTCTCCTGAAGCGGTTGGCAGCACTGGACCGCCGGGCGTTTGCAGCGCCTGGCGGTCAATCCTTTTAACACCGGAAGCCCTTGGAGGCCATGGAATGTCGTACGAAACTCCGCAGATGTACCGTTGGAAGGACCCGACCCTTCCGCCCAACGCTCCCGCTTTGAGCGTTTATTTTTTGCAGGAACCGCAGGTCAACAACGACGAGACGGCCAAGACCGGCGTCCAGACCTACGATAACGTCCTGATCGCCTACGTCGCCCCGATGGGGATGCCGAAGTCGAACGCCGCCCACGAGGTCGAGCGCACGCTCCCGGACGGGACGGTGAAGGTCAACCCGTACATTTCCGCCAAGTATGGCGAGCAGATCAAGCTCTACAAGGCCGGCACGGCTTCCGAGGCTGTCGGCACGCCCCTTCGTGACCTGGTGGGCATGACGGCGGCCACGGCGATGAACCTGAAGGCCAGGGGCATCCATACGATCGAGATGCTGGGCGATATGCCCGATGCGTCCGGTGGCGATGTGATGGGCTTCTGGGAGCTTCGCTCGCGTGCGCAGAAGCACATGGAGCATCGCAAGGAGAATGCCCCGGCCGTCCGCATGGACGCGATGGAGGCGGCTCACCAGAAGGTGGTCGATGAACTGAACCGCAAGATCGAGGAGCTTTCTGCCATGGTAAACACCCCCGAGAAGCGCGGCCCTGGCCGTCCCAAGCAAGAAGCCGCCTGATGGCTGGTGGGGCCGTCTTCGGCACGGACATGCTGGGCAAGTTCGCCCGTGCGCTGATGATGCGGAATCAGCAGCAGAAGCAGGCCCCGCCCTGGATTGGCGAGGAACCGCCTTCGATGGTTCCTCCGCCTGCCCAGCCCGTAGACCAGTCTATGCCGGTCATGCCGCCCGTAACGGTGACTGCGCAGGCGCCTCAAGCGCCACAGGCTCCGCAGATGCCCCAGCAGGCACCCGTGGTTCCCCCGATGGGTGACCCGGTGCCGGTCGGCATGGACGCCAAGCCCGATGTCCTGCTGGCTCTAAAGCAGATGCAGGCGCAGGGCCGTTTGCCTGAGCAGTGGAAGGGCGCGTTTAGCCCCGGCTATGGAGAGCCAACGTAAATGGCGAACACGGCCCTTGAGATTGTGCGGTTGGTTTGTGCGTGGCAGGCGTTGCCTATGCCGACTGAATTGTATTCGTCAAATGACCCACAAACTGTGGAATTTCGAGACCTCCTCAATGAGGAGATCGGAGAATTGGCACGCTGGCCTGACACCGCATGGCGAAAGCTAATCAGGCAGCACACGTTCATCACGGAATATTCTGATGAACAGACGCTTTCTCCTCTGCCTGACAATTTCCAGTACATCATCCCAGCTTCGATGTGGGACAGGACTACCAATCGCCCGTGCTTTGGTCCGATTGACCCGCAGCAGTGGCAAGCCTGGAAAGCGCAACCGATCCTAAGCGGATGGATGTGGGGGTGGCGTCTACGCGGGAATGACTTCCTAACCGCGCCTAATCCGCCTGCCGGCAATACCGTTGCCTATGAATTTGTGTCTGATCTCGCTGTGTATGCGAACGGCGACACAGTGCCGACCAAGCAGTATTGCACGTCCGACGACGATACCACGATCTTCGACCCGCTCATGGTTGCCAGAGGCGTTCGCTGGCGCTTTCTGAGCCAGAAGAAACTCGATTACACGGCCGAATACGCGATGTGGGTTTCTCTGGTGCAGCGCGCCGTGTCTCGGTCAAAGGGGCTTCCCATTCTGAACGCGGCCAACGGCGGATCTTGGGCTATCCAGACGCCCTACGTGCCGTCGCAAAACTGGCCCGGCTAGATATTGCCTAATGGCCACCGAACTAGAGCAGCAGGCCCAAGAGAAACTCTGGCGCAAGCAGGTCGCTTCACGTCTTGGCGGCTCTACCCTCGCGACCAC